ATGAAGGGCGTTAATGTCGATATGGGGATCCCCATAACGGGGCTACCGGATTTTTTCCGGTTAACCTTTAATCAGGCTGGTGGGTTTTACATACCCTTGATCACCGTAATGATGATCCAGATGTGCACCTTTTCCACCAATGGCGGAAAAGCTCCAACCGTAACGATGATCGCTATGGTTGCCTCGATGGTCTGCGTGGTCATTATGACCATTCAGCCAGTGACCTTAATCAGAATTTTTCGCTAAAAAATGACGTTGGCCACGTCATCCGGAAAGCACAAAATCACGTCGATTTTTAATGAACGGTTAAACCGTCTTTTTGTCACGGTGTGTCACTGGTTGTCACTCTCCGTCACGATTGAGGTGGTGGTCATTCTGCCCGACCGCGCATTTTTGCGCTATCGGGAATATAAAACAGTTACCGCCGTCAGCTACCCAGCTCAGAATTGAGCCGCCTTTTAATCAACAAGTTACCGCCGTAACCGCTCCGGCTTCTTCCAGTGGTACGTGATTTTCTCCTTCTCCCGATACAGTTCAACGCGGCGATTGTAGGCCAGCATTTCCAGAACGCGGATCCGTATGTCGCGCATATCCGCATCATTAAGCTGGATACCATCACGGCGCATCACCTCAGCAACAACACGCGCATAATTTTCGGCTGTCACGCTGTCCGGCTGCGTGGTCTGTTCGTCAGCCTGCTGGCTGATTCCAGAGACGCGGCGGATTAATCGCAGTATTTCGGCTTCTGTCATGCTGCTGACCTCATTACACCCCGCTAAATTCTTCCAGTTTCTGGCGGTGGCTGTCGCTTATATCAAAAGCAAAATCCTCATGCTCTGCCTGGAATGTACCAAACGCCATCAGCGCCGCCACGCTCGGGTCTATCTTGTTCGGTGATTTTTTCTTGTTCGGCTTGATATTGGCGTTCGCGTCACTCTGCATCACGACGTTACTCATCGACCAGGACAACACCGGATCGCCACGATGCACAATCACCCTGCGGTTAACAAAAACTTCGAACGATTTCGCCGCCGGACTGAATCTGAGGTAGGTTTGCGGGAACGGCTCCACCTCAAAGCCTGCCCCCTGTAATTGCGTCCTGAGATGCGTGGCGTTCCACGTATCAAAGCCCACCAGCCTGATATTAAATTTCTCCGCATCCTGCATGATGTCATCTCTGATCCGGTCGTAATCAATGCAGTCACCTGGCGTTGTGCGTATCCAGCCCGCTTTAGCCCACTGGCGATAGACAGCGCGGTTTTTATTGGCGGGGTTCTGTAGCTGGAACTCCGGCAGATAATGACGGGAAACCAGCATGATATTTTTACCGACCGGAAAGGCATAGCACACGCTGGAAATATCGCTGGTTGATGATAAGTCCAGCCCCGCGTAACACTCCTGCCCGTGTAAATCTTCCTCCGTGAACGTTCCGGCACACTCAGCCCATGCGCCGTTACCCATCCACGGGGTAGCCCCCTGGCACCAGATATTAAATCGCTTTGTCATCATCTCCACCCATTGCGACGGAATACCCCGCGCTTTCTGGATGGTTGAGGCCAGTTTTTCACGATCCACGGAAACATCGATGTTAGGGTTAGCCTTTATCCACATCGCCGGATCATCAACCTCGTTTTCGTCGTCCAGTTCGTAAATCAGTACAAAAATTGAATCGTTGACCTCTTCGCCGTCCAGGATCTGGCAGCAATAATCATAGTGCTGCTTACAGGCTGAAACGACGTTACTGCCCGATGTGGTAATGGCAAATAACAGCCCTTCGGGACGTGCGCCCATCCCCAGCTCAAGCGCGGAATAAACGCCGTTATCGGGGTGTAGGTGGTATTCGTCCACGATGGAAAGGCTGGGGTTTGTACCCTCGATGGTTGCCGCTTTTGCTGCCAGCGGCTTTAACAGGCTGTTGCTTTTCGGGTGCATCACCTTGTGGGCCTGAATATTCACCCGCCTGCGTAACGGTCGGGATAAAAGGCACATCTGACGCGCATCATCAAAAACGATCCGCGCCTGGTCACGGCTCACCGCTGCGGTGTAAATATCCTGCTGCCCGTTCTCCATAATCAGAAACCAGTTAGCCAGAATCGCGGCGGTCGTGGATTTCGCATTTTTGCGCGGCACTTCGATAAAGGCGCTCGTGTATTTGCGCCGTCCGGTGGCCTTAACCTTAAAGCCGAGGATGCACGCAAAGGCGAACTGCTGCCACGGCTCCAGCTCAATGGGTCTGCCACGCATCGGCCCTTTTACGTGCGGGCACACCCTGGAAAAGGCAATAAACCGCTCCACAACCTCACGATCGAACGTGTAAAGGGGGCTTTCAAGGTCCGAAAAGTACCGTTTAACGGCCTGTTTCAGCCGTTTACAGGCCGGAATTTTGCCCGTTTTTACGTCTTCTGCGTACTTATTCCAGGCGGTCAAGCTCGTCCTCTTCTTCTGTTTCCGGTGGATTTTTACGGCGGCTTATCGGGTCAAAACCGAGCAAAGAGGCCATTTTTATCATCACTCTTTCAGCGTCGGATTTTGCGCTTAATGCGGGGTTTCTGCTCTCACCGCCCTGACTGTTAACAATGCTGAACCCGCGCGCCGCAAGGTCTGCAACGGCTTTCCGGTAAATGGAGTAGTTGACACAATACAGTTCCAGATTGCTCCAGTCGGCGGGGGTCAGGTCTCCCCGTTCCGCAAGCTGCCTAGATTTTTCCCGCCACTGCTTCACGGCGATATCATCCAGGTAGGCGGGGGCTTTCGGTGGTCTTGACATGCTTATTTTTTCGCCAGATTATTTTTCAAAAAATTCCCGTGCATAAAAATTTGAGGAGGCGTTCGGTGCCCGGCGGGGTCGGGTTTGTCCTGAAAACGCCCCCCCACCCCGTCATACAGCCTCATCAGCGATTGCGGAAACATTCCATAACCTCGCGGTCACGGTCGGTTAATCGCTTCGCTGTGATGCGTTCTGCGCGTCCTGACGCTTTATCTTTATGCCCTGTTTCCTGTGTCTTCCATGCGTCACGCTGCCTTATAAGTCCACGGATAAGGCGGTTTTGTTCCCGCTCATTCATCAGCGTCATACATCCAGTTATTGCGGTTAGCGGCCCGTTCTTCCTCTTCACGAAATCCACCTGCGGCACGCTTGCTTTTTGTTGCCGGATCAAGCCATTTCGTTTTCTGGTTATGACACGCCTGGCACAATGGTTGATGGTTCCATTCGGGCCAGAAGAGAACATCATCACCGCCATTAATCGGGATAATGTGATCCACCACCACGGCGGGCGTATATATCCCCTTCTCAAGGCATCGCACGCATAACGGGTTTTTACTCAGATACATGGCGCGGTATTTGTCCCACTGTCTGGAATATCCACGCGCGCGGCGGTGTCCTCGTCTGGCATCCTCTGCACGCCATGCCGCCCGCCTGTGCTCCTCACACTTGCCGGATTTAACGCGCCTGTTACAGCCTGGTTCTGTGCATCGTCTTAATGGTTGCCACGGCATCAGTACACCCCCACATCACGGTAAGCCGTCCAGAGTGCGCCAATCGTCATGGGTACGCGTGTTTTTGCGTTATCCGCGACAATCTGGCGATTCTCATACAGGTGAGCGATAAACATCATGCAGCCAATCTTTATGGCTGGCGTGAACTCCAGCCCGTCATCAAAGCGCCTGCCTATGTGTATCTGGCACGCCTCAAGCGATGCGGCAATGTATCCGCTGATTAACTGGTCTTCATCGTCGCCATCGATACGGCAATGGAGTTTCACTTCTTCCAGGGTGATAAGTTCTTCTGTCATTTTTCCGCGCCCTCACGACAAAGAATTTCAAGGCGTGTCCTGGCGACATCCGGCAACGGCTGCCCGATGATATTCAGTACACGCCCCGCCAGCGGCCCCGTACTGACCTTTATCCGGCTGGTGGCGTTGATGTCCTTCCGGTACCGTATCCAGATCCTTACGGTACCAATCGCCAGCTCTGCGCCCGATGAAATGGCCTCCTTGCTGCTGATCATGTTCACGCTTGCCCAGAGTGTGTGACCGTCCTCCCACGTTTCGAGTATTTCGCCCGTCATGGCTCTGGTCTGTTTCAGGGTCTGAATCGTTATCCTGTCACGCAGTCGCCCTATGTTCATTCCGGTTTTTCTCCCTCGCTGATTTTTACTTCCTGTTTCCATGCCTGACTGAACTCATCACCACCATCACGCGGTGACAGTCCTTCACGTTCGCGGGCTTCGTTCGGGCACATAACGCCGGATTTGATGCCGCGCTCATAGGTGGCAAAGCGTTCGCCAGGTGTGGCCCGTAACAGGTCCGCGCTGTCAAACTCCACCTGATACCGGATACCAGGTACAGGCGAGGCCACCAGCAGGGCGTTTTTTATCTGCTGCTCAAAGTTCGCCAGCCACGGGCGCATCGTCATGGTGAGAAATGCGCGGCTTGCCTCGCTGAAATTGCTGTAGGTGCTGTTGCTGTATTCCTGCAAAAAAATCGGCGAGACGTTGAACATTCGGGCGATGTCTTCAATGGTAAAGCGACGGGAGGCCAGCCATTCAGCATCCTGATTACTCATGCCCAGCTGCTGATAGCTCATCCCCCCTTCAAGGATGGGCGTTTTTCCGGCGTTTCTGGCCCCTTTGTAGCGTTCCAGTGCGGCTAATGCCTGTTTGCCCTTCACGCCGTCCAGCCATTCGCCTGACGTGATAACCCCTGCCGCCATCATGCCATCACGCATCACGCTCGCGCCGTGGCGTTGTTGGGCCAGCCCAAGCCCCAGCGATTCGCGGCAGATGGTTACAGGTGAGCGCCCCATAAAGCCGTCATCCGTGGAGTAACGAAGGTGAAGTACTTCCCACGGTAAATAGTTGTGGGTGTTTCCGGTGTAGGCGTCAGTGATGCAATAGCGCCAGTTGTGTTCGCCTGTCTGCTCCACGTTCACCGACTGCGGCGGGTAAGGATGTAAAGCCGCCGGAAAACCATCACGCCCCCACTGAATAACCGCATAAGCATTACCGTTTAACAGGCAGTGGCGGATCATCATTCGCTTAAACTGGTAGGGGGTTTGCCATGCGTTCGGGCGCTCGTTGAGGATGTGATCGACCGGATGAGAATCAAGCCACTCGCGGGCCTCCTTCCCCTTCTCATTGCGTACCAGGTACAGGTAGCATGGCATAGTAGCCACCGCCTCAGAGATGACCGTAACGGCGTTCATGACGGCAGGCAGTGATTCCGCTGTCCCCGATGATACGTACTCACCCGCCCCCGTGTTCGATGTGCCAGCCAGCGCCATAAATTCATCAAGCGTCATGCTGCGCTGCTCTTTTTTTCTTCTGAAAGGCCACATATCACACCCCCGCTAAATCCACCCACCAGCGGCGATTATCCGCACGCGGCATTTTTTCGGGGTGCTGCTCATACAGGGAACGGCGGGCCAGCTCCACGCCGGAATCGGGGTAAGCCGGTACCGATGTAACGGTAATTTCGTACAGTTCCGCCACCAGCACGGTGCGCACGCATGGATCTGTTGTGGTATCCCATACATCCTTACGGGAGCGAAAGCCAAAGCTCATGCCGGATATATCACCACGTTTAACCAGTTCGATAACGTCGCGCCCTGTACTGGTATCCGGTGGGGTCAGTTCAAAGCGTAACCCTGTTTCATCCTCTTCCAGTTTCAGCGTGCCGGAACGGGTGCGCCCCAGTAACATACTGTGGTCATGCTCATACAGGCCGCGAACGTCATTACCCGCCGCAAGCCATTCAGTAAACGCCCCCCGCTGGAATTTTTCGTAAAACTCACCCCATAACAGTTCTGAAAGCTTATCCCAGCGAACAACGTAGCCTGTAAGCGTGTTGCTGCCGCTGGTGGTGATTTCCGATGACCGGATTTCCATACTCTTCATAATTTTTTCACCCATAAAACACTAAAGGGGCTTTTAAGCCCCTTCTGTATGCTGTTAATCGTCGTCCTGTGGCAGTTCCAGAATCTTGATCGCGTTCGAATCCACCACGCCACCGCCTAAATATTTCTGCGTGAAAATTTTGATGAAGCCCGGCTCTGTGAGGTTGTCCGGTCTGGTGCGAACACCTGTTTCGTGATCAACAATGTAGTAACCGCGTTTGAAGTCACCCAGGGCAATAACGTTATCAGGCATAAACTCCAGATATTCGACCGGAAGGCCCAGCAACGTATCAGGATCACCCGCCTGTAAACGGTCACGCCAGATGTAATCACCGTTCGCGTTCTTCACCTTCTGGAGTTTTGCCGCCGTCGTGGAGTTAACCACCCAGACCGCGTTTTTGCGGTATTTTTTACGTAATGCAAATTTCAGGTCGATCAGCGGGTCCGCAGATGTCCACGCCAGAGATTCGGAAGGTTTAATTACCTGCAACGTACCAAAATCACGCTCTTTGTCGTTCTTCTCTGCACGGGGTACGGATAAAAAACCTTTTGCTTTTTTGTCACCGTCGCCCACAACCAGATCGCTTTCTTCGGTTTCCGTGAAGGTGTCGCCAATCTCACCCGTCAGCCATGAAAGGATATCCACATCGGAAAAATCCACGATTTCCTGTGTGGTGCGCGGGTACGCATAGACCGGATACAGCTTAATGCTCACCTCGTTAATCTGCGGGGTGCTGGTCTGTTCGCGTGCCTTACCCTCTTCACCGTGGTTAACGGTCGCACCGCCAGCGGAAACAAGCTGCTTAAACTCGTTGCTGCTGATTTTTTTCACGGTACAGATGCGGCGCATGGTGGACTCATCCGCCAGCATTCGCATGATTTCGGTGTTCAGTTCGGGGATAACGGTATAACCACCATCAGCGGGAACGCCTGTACTTAATGCGCGGGTTTCACCTGTCAGAATGTAGCTGCGTAGTTCTGCGGGGTCAGTGGTCTGGCTGCTTTTACCTGGCTTGCTGCGCTCTTCGTCTGCAATGGCTTCAAGGCGGGAAATGTCTTTATCGAGGGATTCAGCTTTAGCGCGTAATTCGTCAAATTTTGCGCCCTCAGCATCGTTAAGACTGCGGTTTTCTTTTTCCGCGTTCTCCAGCATGTCGCGCATCTGATTTTTAATGGCGGTTTTCTGCTGGCGTAATTCGATTATTCTCGGCATAAAAAAAGTCCTGGGGTTAAGTAAGGAACTCCAGGACGCGGCAAAAACTCAACCGTTTTTCATAAGGGAATCAGCAATCGCACCGATCGTTTTCCCGCCTGGTAATGAATATTGGCGAGCACATTAACAGGCGGGAAAGTGGCCCCAGCGTCCTGGCACCACGGGCGAGAATAATCATGATTCAGTTCGGGTAAAATATGCCGATCCGCTCAGTGAACAACGTGGAACAACCACGAACAAATAATTTACAAAAAATAACAAAAAGCCGGATTGCTCCGGCTGCGTGGTGTGGTTCTGATATTCCTACTCAGCTAATTTGCTCAGCCCCATGTCTGCATAAGTGCGATTTACTGCATTTCTCTGGTCTGCGTAGTTCTCCGTTGGCGGCTCCGGTGGCCTCTGTGCCTTCCTGGAACATTCCAGCCGTCGCATCGTAACCTGATGCCGTTCCTTGTCTGTCTCCACCAGTTGCATGACTTCACCCCATCGCGCCGACGCCCTCCGGTAAAAGCCTTTTGCCTCGAGTTCCTCCGCTATGCGGTCATGTACCATCGTCACCCCCTCAGAACGGAATACCGTCACCGTAAGGGTCATCGCCTTCCGCTGGTGGCTGATTACCCTGTGTGCCTGTGGTTTTGCGTCTGTTCCCGCCTGGACGTGCCGCGCGGGCACTGATTACGCTGTCTGCAATAACCTGATACCCCTGCCGTGTTTCCCCGTTCTGTCCGGTCCACTGGCTTACCTGCATCGTGCCGGATACGCTGGCAACATCGCCTTTTTGATGTTTAGCCAGGAAATCGGCCTGTTTGCCAAATGCGATAACCGATAACCATAACGTCGCCTGTCCGTCATGTGCCTGGCTGCATGGCAACGATACCGCCATACGCGCCAGAGTCATCGGTGTGCCCTTGCTGCTCTGTTTTACCAGCGGGTCGTCCACCAGCCGCCCGTAAGCTGCAATTTGTGCTGTCATATTGCCACCTCAGTGAAGCGATCCGGCGTTGTTCTTTTTCATCTCTTCCATCATTTTTTCAGTGAGCATTACGCACTGAAAACCCATGCTTTTGATGTCTACGGGTTTCATGCCTTTGTCTGTGGATATCACAGGCAGAATATCCTGATACACATCGCGGTCAGGGTAACTAAGCACACAAAGCGCCCATGATGCCACGGGTGAGGATCCTTCGTCTGTTTCAACCCACCAGCCTGGTGTAGCTGCGCTTATTTGCAGAATCGTGATCCGTCCGTTGTGCTTGTAAAATTTTTCACCAAATTTTGGTTCGCTCATGATTCCACCTCTCCGGTTTTAACGTTGATTGTTGTTACCTGTTCCGCTTCGGCAATCTCCCGTTCTGTCAGCGTGGCAAAGTTTGCCGCCGCTGTGGTCATGAATGCGCTTATCAGGTCGGGATGTTCCTTCGCGTATCCTTCCCCCGCGTGGCGGTCTATCGTTCTGATTGCCACCTTTAAAGCGTGCTCTGTCATGTCTAACGCTTTATATTTTGGCGCTGTTCTGTCTCTGCGCATTTTGGTTATCTCCTCACTCGCGCTCACTTTTACGCCTCACTTTTTAACGCGTCTCACTTCGTCTCGCTTGAGATTTTCGTGTTTTATATATGCATGTTTCATAAGCATTTTTTTACTCCTCACTTTTGAGCATGTATACAGGTGAGAAAGTGAGTAATCGTGTTAATATTTTGTAAAAACCTCACCATTACTCACTTTTGCTACTCACTTTTTACAGTGGTCCTACATCATCACCATCAATGTAAATCACGGCGTCTTTTTCCAGTTTGGCTAACCATCGCCGCATATTTTTCACGTCATACCCAAGCCGTTTCATGTCATCACGTAACAGCGGGATCGTGCACTTGTCGCCGTTCTGTGTGCGTGAACGGATGCACCCCCATAGTGCGGTATGGTTTTCCGTCTTGTTGCCTGCCTCCTCGATGCGCTCCAGTTCAACGGGAGGGCGCGGCTTATCCACCACCACCAGCGACGTGATTAACTCCCCGTCAGCGTCGGTAAAAAGCTCCACCACCCGCAAATCATAGGCAGCCTCTTTGAGTTCCTCCGCGTCCTTCATTTTGGTGCATGAGATAACCAGCGCTTCGCTTCCTGCGTCCTCCCTGCGTATCCGGTATTCAGCATCCAGCGAAGCACGAAATGCACTGGAACCGCGCGCGCCTTTCGTCTCATCCTTGCCGGAATGGTGAACCACCAGCACCGTGGCCCCTGTGCGCCGTTTAAGCTCGTCACACCCACGGATAAACGCCCCCATATCACGGGAATCATTTTCATCATTGCCACCAAAGCAACGCGCCAGAGTATCAAGAATAATCATGCGTACAGGTTTACCCGTTTCCCGCTCCACCTGACGGGCAGCGATAACCAGTTCATCAACATCAAGCGGGACAGCCGGAAAAACTGGACGGTTTACCAGATACAGATTTTTCACCTGCTCACCGTGCACAACCTCCCAGGCTTTTACACGACGCGGAACGCCGATACCGCCTTCACCAACCACATAGAGAACAGCGCCATGCGCCACCCTGCGGCCTCCCCACTGGCGGCCCGTGGAAACGTGACACGCCCACGAACCCGCAAGGAATGATTTATAGGAACCGCTTGCCCCGTATATGCTGCATAGCGACGATGCCGGAATAATCCCCTTTACCACGTAATCTAATTGCGTGTCGTATCCGGCAGATCCAACGCTCATCGGTAGCGTGGTTTTTCGCTGGTGGTGTTCTTCCCCTGGCTTTTTCCCCCGCTCCCGTTCCAGATATTCGCGCCAGTTCTCCCGCTTCTGGCTGTGTATCCCTTCGGGGTAATAATTCGCATCAGTTACGCCCGCCGCCGCCAGCTTGTGCGCAATGGCATTAATATTTGATGGCCTGATGTGGCCTGCCTTGTACAGCCGGACACAATAGCGCCCCTCGTCGATGATTCTCAGGTCTGCCAGTTCATCCAGTTGATCATCAGCCAGCACAATGGGAGGCACATTATCGCCAGCCAGTCGCCCGTCCTGTTCCTGCCACTGTTTCGCATGTGCCCACGCATCACTACCCGCAAAAATGATGACTTCGGTCATCTTGTCGTAAGGCTGTTTTTTTAAGTTCGGTGCGCTTTTCATTTCTTGCCCCTGAATCCGTTAATCATGGTTTTCAGCTTCTGGATGTTTGCCCGTGCCCTGGCGTTGCTGGTGGGCACGTTATGCGGCGCG